GGCGATTCTGTAAGGTACTGATTCCCACGTTGTGAAATTGTCGGGCGTCCCCCCTTCGGGGTCGCCCTCCGGTCGGTTTCGCTGTTCGCCTCATCCGCGGCGAGACTTGTCCAGGGCGGCGGCTCATTCTTCGCCGCTCGCCTTGGACAAGTCACTTGGGAATTTTCCAATCCGATTGTCCGGCTGACGCCTTCGGGCCTAGCGGCCCTGCGCGCTCCGCTTGCGTCTTTATCAGGGGGCAAGCCCCCCGATACCCCCGGGAACCTTCGGAGGTTTATCTACTTGCGAGCTTCGGGGCCGTTTGCGAAACCCCGCCACCCTCTCGGGCTGGCGGCGCAACCGGTAGCGGTGCGGATTGAACGTTTAGATTCTGGTCTGCAATGAAAGGGGCTTGACTACCATCACCGGCAATTCGGGCGTTATCTACTTCGGACACTCTGCCGCGATCATCTTCGAGCGGCCAGCTCGAGGCGATAAACTTGTATTGGCCCTTTCGGAGTTCGGCAAACGCGGTATCAGGGGAAGCAAGGACAACCCACCCAAGGCCGGCAAGCTCGCGGAATGTGAAGCGTTCGAGCAGCCGGCTCCCTTCTTGCGCACGTATTTCCACGATCCCGACAGAGCCCCCGCTGGCTTTCCGCATTGATCCGACAAGGCGTAGACGATTGTCGCGGATACGTTCCGCCAACCAGTCCGCAGGCATTATTTCGGGCGTGGGGCCGCGTGGAGCAGCCGCCAAGGGAACAGGGGCGGGAGGCGGTGCGGGGTTAGCCAATGCCTCGCGTTTCGCGTTCGGAATCGTCGGGCCGTGTTTCTCGGCACTGGCCTGTTTCGCGGGGGGCTCGCTCTTGTTCACCATGCCACCGCCTGATTGGAAAAACCAGACGATGAAACCAATGGCGGCCAGCAGCGCCACCCCATAAAGCGGGAGCCATTTTTTAAAAAATGGATTGTTCCAAACTACCGCTTTCGCGTCCTTGTAAGTCGTTTTGTTGTCGGTGTCGGCTTCGTGGCTGGCGTAAGTGCCAAAGAATTTTGGGTCATAGCGCCCGCTGCCCTTTGTCGTTTCCTTGAATTGTTCGGGGGCCGTAGCCTTCAACACGATCCAGTTGTATTTGTCCGGCTGGCCTATTGCCTCGCGGCTCTGGAATCGTACAAGCTGGGAAATGCGCCGTTTCCATAGCGCATTGCAGTCCTTCATACTCTGACCCATCGCAACGATGTCCTGCCCTTTGTGGCGATGCTCCGCTACCCATTGCGTAACCTCGGGGCTGATCTGCCCCCCCTTCACCGGCCAGAAGTTTTGAAGCTCATCGATGACAACGAGCGAATCATTGGGAGCCAATTCCCACATCCGCAGCACATCTTCCCGCTTGACCTGTTGCAGCAGCGCGTTCACTTCCGCTTCTGTCATTTCGGCGCATTCCGCGATCCGCGCCACGTTCAGGCCTTCCATGTAGGCGCAGACCTTCCGCCCTTCTTTCAGGGCCGGAATGATTCGGTTGGTCATTGCCTCGAACGATTTGCCCGAGCCCGGGAGCCCTTCGTGAAAGATGATCATTGCGTTACCACTGGAAGGCTGTCGCTACCTTGCGGGAGAGGCGGAAAACAACAGAAGCACCGAGAAGCGCGAAGCACTCCGCAAGCCGGAAATGCCCCGCGAAGTAGAGCACTTCGGGCGGGAGATGCGCGAGCAGCGTCCCGAGCGAATTATTTTGAAGGAAAGCGGGGGCCGGAATCATTGCGAGCAGTCCGGCAATCCCTTGTAGAAGCGCGTCCAGTACGAAAAGAAGCGCGTCCGACACCACATCGAACAGCGCACCGACCACCGAGCGAAAGGCATCGGCCAGCCATGCGGTTATTTTGGAGAGCCAATCACTCACAGCATGGCCCACTTAAACGCGGTTAATGCGGCCATAACCATCAGGACACTGCCTACGATGTTCATTATGGTTTCGGCGCTCGACCCGCAGAAGAACTGCCCGAGGTCGATATGGTTCCCGAGGTAAGGAACATCGACCGACCACACCGGACACGCCGCAGCCGGAAGCGAAACTGAGAACCAGTTGGCAGAGATGGAATACCACGGGGCCGCTTGGACGGATTGGCTAAAAGCAGACAGGACGCTTTGCATAGTCTTGCCCTTGCCGGTGTATAGCTCGCCCACCGCAGCACCCGTGCCGGCGCTTATCTCTTCGTCCTTTTTCTTGATCTCTTCGATCGCGTCCGCGATCCGTTCAAGGTTGCGGGAATCATCGTTGCCGGTGACTTTCTCACCAAGCAATTGATTGTCCGGCGAATAGGTGCGTTCGATGATCACCTGTTCGCCGGTTTCGCTCGTTCTGGTTTCGGTTTCCGTGATGGTCGAATCGGGGTTAGTTGTCCGCGTTTTGGTGGCGGTCGTTTCGGCAGGGCCGGTACTCTTCGGCGTAGGTGCGTCAGGTTCAGTCGCTACGGCTTCGCCCGTGCTATTCACGCACAGGTATTTCGTTTTGCCGCCGTATTCCACCGTGCCGCCAGTCTGTCCCGCTCCGCAGGAATTGGCAGGGGGTTGCGTGGCCGTGCCGCTAACGGTTTGCTCCGTGTCGCAGTTAGTCCCGGTAAGCCGAGAATATTCGTATTCGGCATAAACGGTAGGCACTCCCGCAGTAACACGCGTAACCGTGCCGCCCGTCGAACGCATTTGAGCGTAACAACCCCCTTGGCAGGTTATCGGGCCGTCTTGGCTAATGATGAGTTGATCGCCAGCCGACAGCGCCCTATAAGTCGTGGCGAGCGTTCCGGTTTGAGTACAAGCACAAGACCCGTCTGGCTGTCGGGTTTGGTTTGCCTTGCACGGCGCGCGACATACCCCGCTCGAGTCCCGCACTTCACCGGGCGCGCAGTCTGGACGCGTGCAATTCGATCCGCTTAGCGTCCAGCCGCCAGTGGCCGGACAGGTATAAACCGTGCCGGTACAGCTTGCAAGGCATCCCTGCTGATTTTTTGTTGTACCTGATGGGCAGGTAAAGCCCACATAGTAATAACTGCCATCGCTTGCGTAAGTGCTACCGTTGGTGGAGCAAACGCAAGACGTCGACGCATACGTAACCGGTGACCAAGCCGAATTGACAGCCTGACAGGCTTGAATAGCGGAAATCCCCGGCCCCGATGTAGAGGTCGAAGTAAATGATGGATAAGTACGAACCTTTGCAGATACATAAGCACTGCCGGCAGTTGCTGCTATGGTTTCAGCCAGCGCAAAAGAAGAACCGCCGCCCAGCACAAGCCCGAGCAGCAGCCAGACAGCCGCCCGAAAGTGTTTCACCGGCTAAAACCCCGGTAGGAAACATCGGCAGAAATCGCGCCAAGCACGAACATTGCAAAAATCCAAAGCATTTGGAAACCCATTTGAAAATGGGGCCGGCAACAGCACCGGCCCCGCTTCTTCCGGTTGATTAGAAGAAGTTGGCGAGCTTGTTCGAAGCCCATTTGGCCACGTTCGGGCCCATTTTGATGGCAGCCAGCGCGATAATTGCGATCACGATGGTGGAGACATCAACAGCAGCGGAGATAGGCGAAAAGTCCATTTTCGTTTGTCCTCGTTTGTTCCCGTGGCACTTGTCGCCCGAAGGCCCCAAGCTTGTCCGAACGCGCCGCCACAGTTAGCGCGCCCGGGAGCTTTAATCCGTATTGAACATATCCAGCAGAGTCCGGGCGAGATAACCCGCAAGGCCCGACGCTGCTACGATCATAAAAGACAGGGTAAAGGCGGCTGTCAGGTCAGCCGTGGCCGGTATGGCGAACAAGTCCGTAACGGTCAAATCCGCATCAAGCTCTGCCCTCGAATACACCACGAAGTCACAAACCATAGGATCGCCCGCCGCTTCGAACACGTACGTCTTTGTAACGCCGGGAGAGACACAGACCGCCATTTACGCGGCCATCCGTAGAGTCTCGGCGGGGCGCACATTGACAACCTGAACCCGACGCATCAGCGCTTGCACGTTACACGGCACGCCGATGTCGATTCCATGCTCAAGCAGCTTCGTCCGCGTGCGGTAATACGTGGCCGTGCTCATCTGGCCTCGTATGTCGATGCCATCGCGCCAAAGAACCGCCCACGACCGCAGCCGAATCGGGATTTCGTCCCACCGCTCCGCCGTCACCGTTTCGCGGAAAACCTGCCCCGCGAATTCGCCATAAATCACCTTTCCCATGTCCTCATCCCTCCATGCGCTTACCTCGTCCAGCATTCGACGGCGCAACCATTGCCCGCCTAGTTGAACTTCGAACCGTGCGAGAGTCGCGCCACCTTGTGAGCGGCGCAGCCCCTCAAGCTCTGCGGTTTTGTCGTAGAGCTTCGCTTTCCACCATTCGCCGCGCTTGGCGTCATAGCCCCACATCGGGCCATACTTGCCCAGCGCGGGCAGCTTTTGACCAATCCGCCGCGACATCAGGGCAACGGTCAAAGCGTTGTAATCGTCCGTTTCAAGGTTCCCGGCGAGGTCAATCCGGCGCAGGTGCGTCCCGCTCTCACTCAGAACCACACCGGTGGGCCCGTGCAATGCTTGCCGCTGGCCGAAGCCTTCAACGTCATAACCGAGCCTCGCCAGCACGTCCCGCCATTTCTGGACGCATTGCGCAACCGTGAGCCCAAGCCTGTTATCTGGCTCTTGAAATCGCCCGATGTTCGCCGAGCCTTCGAGCTTGCGCCCGTCGCACCGTATCCGAATGCTGGTGTCGCTGGACGCACAGCGTACGTTCTCCCACTGCGGCGATTCCCACTCAATTTCACCGTCCGCCGTTACCTTCATTATCTTTCCGCCGTTCCGCGCTTCGACCTCCCGCCCGTAGTCATGGCGGAAGCTCATCCAATCGCAGGAAACCGATTCGAAGGCAGGGGTTGAAGGGGTTGAAACGGTCACTTTTTCTTACTTGTGAGAATTAGTCGCAGTGGTACTAGCACTGCGACTTAACGAACGACCCCGGGAACTCGCCCAAATTCGGCGCAGACCCGAAGCCTTCCAACAGCATGAAATTCACGCAGCAGTCGCCCCAAGGCACGTTAAAGCCCTTGAGCGTGCAACGAAGGCCGGAATCCGCCCCGACAATGACCACGTGCGCCCGTTCGCACAGCGCGCAGCAGGTCATGCGGAAATCAGGCCGGGAGGCGTCCTTTGCCTCCCCCCTGATTCGGTCGATGTCAATCGGTGTGAGCATTTCAAGCCTTCCGCCCGGGCTGCTGGATGTCCTCTAGAGGCAATGGGGGGCGCAGGGGGAAAAGCTGGCCCTGCGCCGCCTCTTTTGCCGCCTGATAGGCATGCGCTTCCGCTACGAACTGAGCAAACCTCGCACGCTTCCACGCGAGGAAAACCAAGCGTTCAAAGCGCGAGTCCGCAACGGTTGGCACGCTGGCCCCTTACGCCGCCGCCTTAACTGCCGCGTGCAGGGGCTTAAGTTGCGCGCGAATGGCAAGCTGCCCGAAGCGATCGGGATAGATGCTGGCGGGATCAAGCTGATAGACGCCGATGGGGTAGGGGCTCTGGCCCTGATCCAGCGTTAAACGAATACGAACAGGGAAGGGGGCCGGCTGGCCGTTGCGCTCGTAAAGATGAGCATAGGCGGTCTGTTCGTCGATGCTGTACGGCTTGCCGCTCTTCTGGCTGGTGCCGCTCTTGGTGTCTACTTCTGCGCTCTTGACTTCGATCTTGATCATTTTCTAACCCTCGTCTAGTTGCCCTTTCGGGATGCTCACGTTTGTGAACACGGCGCGAAATATAGATCACAAATGGGAGCGTTGTCTAGTTCCCAAATGCGTGCTACTTTTGATCTGGATCAAACAACGCGCAGAAAGGCCCACTATGACCCCCGCCGCTATGCTGGACGCATGCAAAAAGAGACTGGGCCTCCCGAGCGATTACGCACTCGCGAAGGCGTGCGGAATGAGCCGAGGCGCGATAACACAGATTCGGCAGGGGGTAAGGCCGGTTTCGCCTTATCTGGCCTTCTGGACCGCTATCACGCTGGAGGTTGATCCGGCTGAATTGTGGGCCGAGGTCGAGGCCCAGCAGGAAAAGCACGCCGCAAGGGCGGAATTCTGGCGGTCTTTTCTTTCGCGTGCGCAGAAAGTCGTGGCCGTTCTGTTCACGCTGGCGTTCGTTCTTTCCGCTGGTTTAGGGAACGATCCGGCCGGAAATGGTGGGGGCGTTCGTCGCCGCCTTAAGTTCGCATAATG